ACAATGACAATGATGGAAAAGGAACATTCTAATGCGTGGAAGAACAATTTCTGATGCTGATCGTGCTCGTGCAAGGCGTATGATGATGAACGAGTCTGGAAGAACAATTTCTGATGCTGATCGTGCTCGTGCTCGTATGATGCGTGAACTATTAGGAGAAAGTAGTAGAAATATCTCTGATGCTGATCGTGCTAGAGCTGATGAGTTAACAGATATGCTAAAACGCAACGATGGCGGCATGGCTATGAAAACGAGGGTCTTTTAATGGGAAGCACTTCAAAGGATCAAGAAGAGAAAGTTTCTGACGCTGCCGTTATTGAGGCTATGGGGATAACTACTTCTAAAGAAGAAGAAAATCCTTATGATGTTGAACAGTCTATGATTGTTATTAAAAAAGCCACTCCAGAGCAAACAGAAAAGGCTAGAGAACAGTTAGGTGTTCAAAAGTTTGAAATGGGCGGATCTGTAGATGAATTAGGGTACATGTATGGTGGAGTCATGAAAGAAACCAAACGTGGCCCAATTAAATATTCCGCTGGTGGGGCAATAAAAGGTAAGAACTTTAGAGGATCTTTTTAATGTCTGACCCAACGACCTTTGCTTATTCGATATTGAAGTCTATACAAGGTCGCATAGAATTAACCCAGGACTCAATCCTTCACGGCAATCCTAAAGACATGGAGTCTTATAGGCAATTGGTGGGAGAATTAAGGGGATTAGAGTTCGCAGAACAAGAGATTAAAGATCTCTTGCAAACTTCGGAGGAAGAATGACTAAAACATTACTCGTTCCAGATCATGTTCTGGAGTCGCAAAAAAAGAAGAAAGCACTAAAAACACCTTACGTAAACAAGAATGAAAAAGTATTAGATCCGTCTTTGGTTTCTAAAAAACTTAAAGAAAGATTGCCCCAGCCTACCGGCTGGAGACTTCTTGTTATGCCCTACATGGGAAAAGCTACTACGGACGGTGGAGTACATATTCCTGATTCTGTTCGTGACAGAGAAGCACTCGCTACTGTGGTTGCGTATGTATTGAAGATTGGACCTCTTGCATATCAAGACCCCGGTAAATTTGGCCCAGATGGGCAACCTTGGTGTTCTGAAGGTGATTGGGTTTGTATTGGCCGTTATGCCGGAGCCCGATTTAAAATTGAGGGTGGTGAAGTACGCATCATCAACGATGATGAGGTAATTGCTACAATCCTCGAACCTGATGATATTAAGCATGTATAGAAAGAAGAAGGTAATCATGGAGATAGACCATGCCTGAAGAAGCTAAAATTGACATTGGTGATACCGAAGAACAATCGGTAGACGTAAAACTTTCAGAGGATTCCAAGGAGGAAACCGCTGAAGCTGTAGAAGCATCCGCTGAAAAAACTTCTGAGGATGAGCTTGATGAATATAGTTCTGGCGTAAAAAGCAGAATAAATAATCTGACTAAGCGATTTCGTGAGGAAGAAAGGCAAAAACAATCCGCAGTTGAATATGCTGAAAATGTACGCAAAGAAAATGAAGATCTTAAAAAGCGTATAGAATCTTTGGATAAAGGGTATCAAGAACAATTTGAATCAAGAGTTACAAATCAAATTGATTCAGCTAAAGAGATACTGAAACAAGCTCATGAGACGGGAGACATTGATAAAATTGTTGAGGCTCAAGAGGCTTTGGCTACTCTTAGTGTTGAAAAAGGAACTCTAAAGTCTATACGAGCTGAAAAATCTAATGAGACTGAAGCATCCACTCCTGCTACAGAAACAGCGAAACCCGCTCCAGCCGCTCCTCCTGCACAGCCTGATCCAAAAGCGGAGGCTTGGGCAAAGGAAAATAACTGGTTTGGGCAAGACGAAGTTATGACATATGGTGCTTTTGGCATCCATAGACGACTTGTAGAGGAAGAGGGGTTTGACCCTCAGTCCGATGACTACTATGCTGAACTTGACAGCAGACTAAGAAGTGAGTTTCCGCATAAATTCGATTCTAAGTCTAAAAGCACCGGGGGAAGCCGAAAGGTTGCGTCAGCCGAAGCTTCCGCATCCCGCAATAGAAGTGGACGAAAAACTGTGCGATTAACACCTTCTCAAGTTGCTATTGCAAAGAGGTTAAATGTACCGCTTGAAGAATACGCTAAATATGTGAGGGATTAATCATGAATACTGAGAACACAACTCGCCAAAAGTCTACGAGAACGCCTAGAGCCAATCAAACTCGTGCAAGGCAAGCACGCAAAGGATCTTGGAAGCCCCCGTCCATGTTGGACGCACCAGAAGCTCCAGATGGTTACAAACATCGATGGATCAGGTCTGAAGTAATGGGTTTTGATGACCGTAAAAACGTAGCAGCACGATCTCGAGAGGGATGGGAACTGGTACGTGGTGATGAATATCCTGACTTTGATGCCCCGACTATCGAAGATGGTAAACATGCTGGTGTTATAGGTGTAGGTGGATTATTGCTTGCAAGAATTCCAATTGAAATAGTTGAAGAACGGGACGAACACTTCCGTAAAATGACTATTAATCAAATGGCCGCTGTTGATAACGATTTAGCTCGTGAACAGCATCCGGCAATGCCTATCAACAATCCTGATAGGCAGTCTCGTGTAACTTTTGGAGGTCCTCAAAATGAGGACTAGGAGATAGAAAATGGCTAACAGTAATGGAAGCTTTGGTCTACGCCCTCTAATGAAGCAGGGTAGTGCCGCTAACTCCACTGGTACTAATAATTACACTTTCTATGAGATTGCAAACGGCAATACCAATAAGATTTACCAAGGCTCTCCTGTCATTCCCCTTTCAACAGGGTTTATTGACATTGTGGGTGCTGCCGCTGGTGGAACTGTTGGTTTGTTGGGCGTATTTCAAGGATGTGAATATGTCTCTAGTACCACTGGAAAACCCGTGTTTAGTACAACTTGGCCGGGATCTGGGGCTGACAGCAATCACCCCGTAAAAGCATTTGTTAATGATGATCCAATGCAACTTTATGTAATTGCAACGGATGCTACTCTAACCAATGAAGCTGGAGCTCGTGCTGCAGTTTTTGCAAATGCTAACTTCTCAACCGCCACAACAGGAACGGATGCTACTGGTGTTTCTCTTGGCCGTTTGGCCGTGAGCACAATCGCCACAACAGCCGCTCTTCACATGCGGATTATGGGTTGGGTAGATGATCCTGAAAACGCTGATTTTGCAGCGGCTGGCATTGGCATGGTTGTACGTTTGAACAATCACTTTAACAGTAACAACGGTGCTATCGTAGCTGGTACTCCGTCAACTACTGGCGTATAGGAGGATTAGAAAATGGCTATCAGTAGAGCCCAACTAGCAAAAGAGCTAGAACCTGGCCTCAACGCCCTTTTCGGCCTTGAGTATGCTAGATATGAAGATGAGGCATCTGAAATATATGATACAGAATCCTCAGAGCGTGCCTTTGAAGAGGAAGTCATGCTTTCTGGTTTTGGATCTGCACCTGTTAAGGGTGAAGGTTCCGCTGTATCTTTTGACGATGCACAAGAAGCGTACACTGCAAGATACACACATGAGACTATCGCACTTGCTTTTTCGATTACGGAAGAAGCAATTGAAGATAATCTTTATGATCGTCTTGCTTCTCGCTACACAAAAGCTTTGGCCCGTAGCATGGCTAACACCAAACAGGTGAAAGGTGCAGCTACTTTAAACAATGCTTTTGATAGCACTTTTGCAGGTGGTGATGGTAAGGAGCTTTGTGCTACAGATCATCCTCTTGTGAATAACGGTACTCTTCGTAACGAACCCAGCACAGATGCTGATCTGAACGAAACCAGCCTTGAGAATGCTCTCATTGACATTGCAGCTTTTGTCGATGAGCGTGGACTTAAAGTTTCGGTTCGTGGTCAGAAGTTGATCGTTCCTCCCGCACTTCAGTTCGTGGCGGATCGTCTTCTTGAGTCCACTCTTCGTCCAGGTTCTGCGGATAACGATGTTAACGCAGTGCGTAACATGGGTATGCTTCCGCAGGGATACACCGTTAACCACTATCTTACGGACACTGATGCATTCTTCATTAAGACGGATGCTCCTCGTGGCTTCGTTCACTTCGAGCGTATGCCAATGTCTACAAAGATGGAGGGCGACTTTGATACAGGTAATGTACGGTTCAAAGCCCGTGAGCGTTATAGCTACGGTTACTCTGATCCTCGTTGCGTGTATGGATCTAAAGGCGCATAAGACTAAGGGGGAGGGGAGACTCTCCCCCAACTTATTTCTGGGAATTATAGCTCTAGCGACTGTCCCAGCAGACGCTTACTAAGACTCTAGAGCCAATCTCTTGTAAGGAGGAGCCCGATATGGGTAATACTACATTTAACGGTCCCGTCCGTTCTGAAAACGGTTTTGAAGTAATTAATGTCAACGCCACTACTGGTGCGGAGACAACTGTTTTTGATGTTGCATCTACAGGTATTGTAACAGACAAATTTGTTAAGCATGTTGGTTTTGCTACTGGTGTCACGGTCAACACCACGGCTGGTGACAGTGACAACATTGGTGAGTTCACCCAACCTGCAAACACAATTATTACTGATATTAAAATATTCTGTGTTACAGCTCCTGTTATTGGAACTGGTGATATTGGCTACGAAGTTGGAACTTCTAGTTCTGGTGCTCAAATT